CTAATCTACGTCAGCCCCTTTTTTAGTTTTCCCTTTTGTTATTCTATCTGCCTTGGGTGTTGCATTTGAATAAGCATACAATTCATTTATTTTAGCTTTCAGAAAGGTTTTTATTAGTAAAAATAATCGCTCATTTCTAACATCAAATTTCGAACGTTGATCTACTTCATTTAATAATTCATTCTTATCAGGAAAAATAAGAGCAAGATCATTAGCCATGAATTTATTTTTTGTATTTAGAGAATTAATAAAAACACGTTCTAAAATATCTAAGAAATAAAATATACCATCTTTTATATTTTTATTATTTAACTGATGATAGAGAATATTATCTAATATATCGCTTTCATCATTTCCAGCTGTTTCAATAGCGGTGAATATTTTTTCAAGAGCTTTTGTTATCTCATCTTGGCTTACATTAGCTTCATTTTCTATTTTTTCTAAGCTATTTAAAATAATTTCAATTATATCTTTCATAAATATTCCTTAATTTAAGAAACTGAGCGTGCTGAATTTGGTTATTTTAATTTGAGATTGACAATAATATCTAACTCTTTTTTATTACCGTTCTTATCCGTAAACGTTGCTTTACCTTTAATAATTTCACCTAAATCAATAGGCTCATTCGCTTGTTTGGCTAAAGTTGCTTGAATAATTGGGCGTGATAATTCTTGATTTAATTGCGCTATTCTTTCATCTTCTAGCGTTGTTTTTGGCTTTTCATTCGTGTAATGAATAATAATTGAAACTGTAACTAAAATTATCACGGATATTGCAGCTACTTTAGCAACATTTACCCACCCCACATAACTAAATACCACAAATAAAACAAGGGGAACGAACATCAAGGCGAATGCGGAAAGTAATTTCGAGATTGCATCAAATAAACCATTCATATTAGTTTCTCACGCTTTAGGATATGTATTGATAATATAAGCACTACACCCATATAATTCAATCAAAGTTAGAATTTTATTTTCTGAATCTCTTCAATAAATTTTTCTCTTGTTACTTTCAAAGCTCTAGGTTTACCACGCTCCGCACCTTGTGCCATAAAGTGACGACCTTTCATGTTCTTTGTGCCATATTCCACCATCCACCAATAGAAAGGATCGGTTCTATCGTGAGTATTTTCACCAACTCTAGCCATTCGTTTTCCTTTTGCGCGTTTTACGCTAATTATGGTATATCCGCTTAATCCGTCTTTAGCTACTCGGGTTTTATGGCGAATATTATTTTTGATTGTGCCTTTTTGTCCTGTGTTAGTGCTTCTTGCGATTACTGGCACTGTTGGTTTTATTGTTTTTTCTAGTTCCTTTGCTCCTGCGTTCAGTGCTTTTCTGATTGCGGGTCTAGCTACGACTTTGACAGTCTTTTTCATCTTTTCAAGTCTTCGAATAACTTGGGTTAATCCTTGTACTTTTACTTTTGCCATAGTTCTTTCTCCTATAAATCTATGCCTGTAAATTCATTTAAGGCTTTTTGGTGTTCTTCTGAAAGTTCAAAAACAAGATCACCATATTCAAGCTGATATGTACCGAATGACATTAAAAACGCTATAGCGGGGTCAATTTTATTCGCTGCTTTTTTCTTGTTTGGTTTAATATTGGCGTTTGCGTCTGTTTCCATCACTACATTAGATAACGCCCACGCAAGAACGGGATCGCCGTTGTGTTCGATTGCTTGGCGGTTGATTAGCACTTCTGCTGATTTTGCTACAGGGCTAAACCGCTGATAGGTTTGCGGAAATGGCTCAACTTCAAGCCCCGCACTTTGTAACTGTGTGCGTAGGTGTGTCGCATTCCATACATCAAAACCAATCATTTTTATATTAAAGCGTTCTGCGTCTTTTAGAATATCATCGCGTATTTTGTCATAATCAATACAATCGCCTTGCGTTGTCTGTAACCAACCTTGGCGCACCCATTGACGATAGATAGCACGGTTTTTATTTGCCACGTTCTGAAGTTGATATTCAGGGATATAATGACGGCAATATAACCGCACTTTGTTTTCATGGGGAAAGGTATAGCATACGCTGGTTAAATCGCTTGTGCTGGATAAGTCTAGCCCCATATAACAATCCATGTGCAGTAAATCGCTTTCTGAATAATCTCGCTTACACAATGCCCACGCATCTAAATTTAGCCACGGTGTTTGACCGTTGCACCATATATTAAAACGCTTGGTAAGCATTTCTACCCACTCTGACGGAATGCCACGGGCTTTTTTAATGGTGTTTTCAAAATCAAGGTAGGGAATGGATTTTCCTATGTTGGGGTTTGCTTTAATCCAGTTTTGCGGATCGTCTATTTCGCTTTCTTCGTCCAGTTCAAAAATCATGATGAAAATACTGTCATTCTGTTCGTTGCCGTCTAGAATTTGGCAGCAATAATCATAATGTTGCTTACAGGCTGAAATTGTGTTACTTCCTGCAGTTGTAATCGCAAAGAGTAAACCTTCAGGGCGTGCGCCTTGCCCTAGCTCTAATGCGCTATATACACTGTTATCAGCGTGTAAGTGATATTCGTCCACAATCGCAAGGCTTGGGTTAGTTCCCTCAATGGTGCTTGATTTGGCAGCTAACGGGCGCATTAAGCTGTTATTTTTCGGGTAGATCATTTTATGTTGCTGAATGTTTACCCGTTTTCTTAATAATGGTGACAATAAACACATCTGACGCGCATCATCAAAAACAATTCGGGCTTGATCACGGCTTACAGCTGCAGTGTAAATATCTTGCTGACCATCTTCAGCCAATAAAAACCAATTCGCCAAAACTGCAGCGATTGTTGATTTCGCATTTTTACGTGCCACTTGAACATAAGTAGAACGGTATTTTCTTAATCCCGTAGATTTGCGTTTAAAGCCTAAGATATTCGCAAAAAGAAACTGTTGCCAGTCTGAAAGCTCAATAGGTTGACCGCGTAAGTGTCCTTTGACGTGGGGACAAAGCCGAGAGAAAGCAATAAACTTTTTGACCGCACTTTCATCAAAGAAATAATCAGGATTTTCAAGATCGGCAAAATAACGCGCTACGGCTTGGCGTATGCGTTTACAAGCATTGATTTGATTATCCCTTACCGCTAGGGCGTATGCGTGCCATTCACTCATATTACATCGTTAGAATTTGGTCGAATTGGTCTGCTGTGTCGTCTTCTACTGGATTTTTACGACGGCTTACAGGATCAAAGCCTAGCAAAGCAGAAATTTTCAACATTACTTTTTCAGCATCGGATTTCACTGTAATAGCTGGATTTCGTGAAAATCCACCTTGTGAATTAGTGATATTAAAGCCATTTTTCTTTAAATCGTCTCTTGCTGCGCGCCATATTGAATAATTTTCGCAATAAATTTCTAGGTTTGTTAAATCTTCGGGCTTAATATCGCCACGTTCAGAAAGTTGTTTAATTCTTGCTTTCCATTGGGTTTTAGCGATTTCATCTAAGAAATCAGGCGTTTTATATGCTTTACGTTTACTCATTGTTATCCTTATTTTCAAAAAAATTGCTGTGCGTGAAAATTAAATTGGGGGGGCGGTCTCCAACGCTTACACATCTCTTTTCAAAACTCCCCCACCTATCTAACTGTGATTACTTCAATAATTTGATTTAAATCAATTTTTTACTTCTTCGCACCATATCCGCGCTTATCTATAATTCTTGTTTTATAACTATGACAATCACGGCATAAAGGCTGATGATTGTTTATATCCCAAAAGCGCGGATCTGCTTGTCCATTCTCTACAGGTTGAATATGGTCGATAACTGTTGCGGGCGTATATTTGCCTTTCTCTAAACACATCACACATAACGGATTATGCTTTAGATATTCAGTTCTATACTTACGCCATTTTTGATCGTAGCCACGCTTGCTACTGCTTTCCCTTGTGTCTTTCGGTTTATGTTCTTCACATCGTCCAGACTTAACACGATTTCTACAGTTAGGATAGCTACAACGTCTTAAAGGTTGAGCTGGCATAATTCACCACCTAATAAACGCACGGTTCTCTATATACTTCCCATAATGCTGAAATAGCCATTGGGGCTAGCTTAAGATTAGCTAAATCTGTCACGGCTTCACGGTTAGCATATAAGTAAGCGATATACATCAAGCAACCAACCTTAATCGCTTGATTGAATACGATTGTTTCAGCTGTATCACTTTCTCCGAAAGTTTTCCCGATATGCTTTTGAGCAACTTCAATCGCTGCCACTATGTAGCCATTTAGTAGCGTATCATCTAAGTTATGGTCGATACTTAATTGCGCTTTAACCTCACCTAGTTCAATTAAATTAGAAATAAGCATTTAGAGAATTCTCCTTACACATTAGCTGAAGTTCTTTATGTTCTTCTTTACTGTCAATTACAGCATTAATTTCTAACAATCGTTCACCATACTTAACCCGCATTCTTCGGTTAATATTAGGTAAATAACGAATTCTTATTCGAATAATATCTTCACCTAATTGAAACGGACCGCTAAAATATTCTCGCCCTTGTATTGGTTCTACACTAGCGTGAACAGTAGCAACGTCTTCCCATTCAGTTTTTCTAGTTTCACCATAATTACGGGCTTTTTCTTTTTCTGTATTTCTTCGCTGAATTGTGATTACCTTGTTATATTTCCCCGCCTTAATCATTCTTGCCATCGCTCGCCCCTGTATCTTGTTTCACTTCTACGGTTTGTTTCCATGCTTGGCTAAATTCATCACCACCAACATAAGGCGGTAAACCTTCACGCTTGCGCACTTCATTAGGTGACATTACGCCAGCCTTAATTGCTACATCGTAAGAGCTAAAGCGTTCTGTTTGGCTAATACGCAATAAATCGCTAGTATCAAATTCAATTAAATAGCGTGGGGCGTTCGGATTGTTTACATCCACCATCAACGCATCTTTTAATTGCTGTTCAAAGTTAGTTAACCACGGGCGCAAAGTCTGTGATAAAAACGCACGGCTTGCTTCGCTGAAGTTCGCATAGCTACTATTTGAATAATCCTGTAGGAAAATAGGACTAATATTGAAAATGCGCGCAATATCTGAAATAGTGAAGTTACGGCTTTCTAACCATTCCGCATCTTGGTTTGTCATTCCCAGTTGCTTATATTCCATTGAGCCTTCAAGTACAGGGGTTTTACCTGCATTTCTTGCGCCCTTGTAACGTTCTAATGCTTTAATTGCTTTCTGTGCTTTCGCTTCGTCTAGCCATTCAGAAGTAGAAATTAAACCGCTTGCCATCAAACCATTTTTCATTACGCTTGCGCCATGTCTTTGTTGCGCTAAACCTAACCCAATCGCTTCACGGCAAATAGTTACAGGCGAACGCCCCATAAAGCCATCAAGTGAAGAATGGCGTAAATGTAGGATTTCATCTTGTAAGTAGTTTTTTGTATTGCCGTCTAAATCGGTGATCTGATAAATATATTCCCCACCAACTAACCGCTGAACATTTACCGCACTTGGTGTATAAGGTGTTAGGCTTTCAGGTTGTCCTTTCTTATTCCAACCAATCACCGCATAAGCATTCCCATTTAATAAACAATGGCGCATCATGGTATATTTGAACTGATACGGGGTCTGATTGCGGTTAGGCATTTCATTAAGCAGATAGTCAATCGGGTGATTTACCACACGCTCACGCCCATCATCTTTTAATTTGTACAAATAACACGGCATAGCCGCCACCGCTTCACTAATTACCGTGACAGCATTCATCACAGCAGGCAATGCTTCGGCCGTTTGTGGGCTGACAAATTCCCCCGATCCTGTATTGTTTAAGCCCATGTAAGAGAAAAATTCATCTATCGTATAACTGCGCTGTTCTTGTTTCTTTTTACCGAATAACCACATGATTAAAACTCCGCTAAGTCTGCCCAGTAATTAAAAAGTGCGGTCGATTTTGTTTGCGTTTTTTCTTTTGCTGTCATCATTGAACGTTTAGAGAGCTCTACACTGCTTTCAGGATAAGCAGGAATGCTGGTTACTGTGATTTCAAATAATTCTGCTTTGTGAATTTGTCTTAATGCGGGTTCTTGTTCAAAATCCCATGTTTCTTCAAGGAGTAAGAAACCGAATGACATTCCGCTAATATCACCACGAGCTACACTTACTAATAAATCACGACCTAAAGACGTATCAGGCGGGGTAAGCTCAAAACGTAACCCAATCTTATCTTGTTCAAGTTTTAAGGTTCCAGAAGAAGTGCGCCCTAACAATTTTGAAGAATCATGCTCAAAGAGCGCGCGCACGTCTTTACCGTCTTTCAAAGTTTCAGTAAACGCATTCGGACTAAATTGTTCCACAAAGTCACAAAATAGCACTTCTGAAGAACTATTCCATTTCACTACGTAACCTGTTAGCTTTTGTTCATCTGCTGTGATTTCTGATGAACGAATTTCAAATTTTTGTTGATCCATTTTCTTTTATCCTTTAACAAAAAAGGGGCTTAATGCCCCTTATGAATTGTTGATTAAGCTAACGTTTCAATCAATTTGATTGCGTTACTATCCACCACGCCACCGCCTAAATATTTATCGGTGTGAACTTTATAGAAACCTGGTTCTGTAATGTTATCAGGTCGAGTGCGAACGCCTGTTTCATGATCAACAATGAAATAACCGCGCTTGAAGTCACCAAAGGCTAAAACAGGTTTATTCGCGCCACTTGCTGGCAATGTTTCAAGGAAGTGAACGGGACGACCTAAAAGCGTAGCGGGCGCATCTGCAGTTAAACCATCACGCCAAATAAAATCACCGTTTTTGTTTTTCAATTTTTGTAACATTGCAGCTATTGTAGAAGACATCACCCAGACCGCATTTTTACGATATTTTGAGTGCAGCATATAGAACAAGTCGATCAAATTATCTGCGGTGATTTTGTCCGCGCTTGCCACTTCCATTTTTTGAAGTTGTCCGAATGTACGAGTTTTATCGCCATCAGTTGAACGGGTATAAGCAAGTAAACCTTTTGATTTTTTATCGCCATCACCTAAGGTTAAATCGCTTTCTTCAGTTTCAGTGAATGATTCGCTGATTTCATCAGTTAACCAGCCTAAAACATCAATAGAAGAAAAATCTAAGATTTCTTGTGTGGTTTTCGGATAAGCAAAGATAGGATTTAAAGCAATGGTAACTTCATTCAATTTAGGTGCATTTGTACCATTACGCGCAACGCCTTCTTGACCGTGTTCAACCACTGCACCACCAGCAGAAACCAATTTCTTATATTCTTTCGCACCTACTGGCAAGCGAACTACATTACAGATCTGACGCATAACGCTATCATCAGTTAAGCGTTTCATTACTTCTGTATCTAACTGCGGAATAACAGTATATCCGCCATCTTCGCCCGTTGTCGTGGAAAGCGTAGAACGTAGCTCGCCTGTTTTAATGTAATGGCGTAATTCTTCATTAGTGAATTGTTTACTACGGGTTTCTGCTGGTTTACCTACTTGACTGCGTTCTTCGTCGGCTACAGTTTCGTAGCGTTCGATTTCTTCAGACATCTTTTGAACCAATTCTTTTAATGTATCGAATTTACCTTTTTCTTCTTCAGTTAATTCTTTACCTTCTTTTTCAGCGTTATCTAATAACGCACGCATTTCAGCGACTTTAGCTGCTTTTTGCTGACGTAATTCTAATAATTTTTTAAACATAAATTTGTCCTTTAACTCATCTTAATTAAGACGGCTACAAGTAGCCCATATCACAATATAAGCACATAAAATTTAAAGTAAATACCTTAAAAATTAATAGTTTAGATACGTTTAGTTATGATAAGTAAGCAAAGTTTGATTGATTATTTTTTAATCAGTAACCATACAAAAGGACAGTAAAAATTTATTTTCTGAAAGGGTGAAGAGTGGTGAAGAGTTGGTGAATAGTTATTTTTAACTCTTCACCCTATAACTTATTGATATATAATTATTTTTTAGAAAAGGTGAAGAGATGAAGAGTTAAATAGAAAAAAAAATTTATTATAGGCATATTTTGTTATTTTCATAAAATGAAATTAATTGTTACACATTTAGTTACACGCTATAACAGAAGATATTAAATAATCATTTAATTTCAATAAGTTATTTAATCAGATCGCTTCTCGCCAAGGCACCAATTAGATATTCTATAAAGTTTCAAAACTCTCCAAAGGCTAGAATTTATAAAGTTCTAGCTTTTTTTATTGTTTTAATTCCATATTCCATAAAACTTTATTAAATTCGTGCATTTTGTATTTAATAATGGACTTTATTGTTATCCCAATATTGCATTGGGTACATTTTAGATTTTAAAACTTAATAAAAATAACTGGAATATTGGATTATTTAATGCAAGGTATTAAAACTTAAATAGTTATTCTCGCCAATAAACAAAACGGCTCTTATAGAGCCGTCTAGGTAATTTTATTTGATTTCAATATTCATTTTATAAGATGAAAGTTTGTTTTTGATCGCCGCCGCTTTAGGTTGCAACACTCTCACTTCATAGCTGCCTGTTTTAGGGAGTAAATACGGCTGACCTTCGGTAAAATCATTATCTCCATATAATATGCTTTCAGCATTTCCTTTGGTAGTTAAATTGACATTAAGAGTCTGTCCTTGTTTCGCAAAAAATTTGTAAGAAACACATTGCCAGCCTTTAATTTTGCCATTATAGCTCGCAGAGTAAGCCCCTTTTTTAAATTTAACATCTGTCACCTTACAATCTTGCGCATTAGCGACCGATGCAGCAGATAATACTGCCAAGCCTGTAAAGGTAGCCATAAATAATTGTTTGAATTTCACGTTCATGTATATTCTCCTGATTCGGTTTTGGATGAATTCTTCTCTATGACAGCTTAAATTGATATTTTATCCCGATTTGATGTTTTATCGCGCATAATCAACTTCACGAAACAAACAAAATAAAAGGATTTCGTTTATTTATTGAACAATAAAAATATAAACTTAATCTTTTTATCAAAAAACTTGATATATATCAACTAAAGTTAAATTGAGACTTTGCAGCTAGGAACTTTTTCGCTATGATTCATCACATCAAGTAATTGCTTGATATTCATAAAGTTCCTAAATAAAAATAATCATAAATAAATATAGCTAAACTACTTTCCTACCACTCTTCGGAGTGGTTTTTTTTATTCCCAAAATTCTGTAAAATACGACCGCACTTTTTAGATAAATAGGATAGAAA